CAGTCGAATCTCAGTCAAAGCATCTCGTCGATTCCTGCTATATGTATGCGCTACTCAAGATGCTGCTAACCGTCACGTTGCTGATATTGCAACTACTATGGAGCGGTGTGGTATTGAGCGAGCAATCAATAAGTATGGATATTCAAAGGGATGGAACGCAGAGAAACTACGAACAGCAAATGGATTTAACATCCTAGCCTTTGGTCTGGACACTGGCGCACGTGGTGTAAAACTCGATAGCCTTCGTCCTGACATGATTATTCTTGACGATATTGATGAACTAGACGATTCCGTCAATCGCGTCGAAAAGAAGATTCAAACAATCACTGCAACAATCCTTCCTGCTAAATCAACTGACTGTGCAATTGCGTTTGTACAGAATAGGATTCACGCTAACTCAGTAATGAGTCGTGTTCTTAGTGGTGACATCGATATGTTGCAAAACAGAATTCAATCACCTATTGTTCCTGCTGTAGAAGATTTAGCATATGAACCAATAGAACGTGAAGATGGTCGAATTGGATATAAGATTACTGGTGGCACTGCAACGTGGGAACATAAGTCCATTGAAGTATGCCAACGTGAGATTGATGACTTTGGAATCATAGCATTCCTACGTGAGTGTCAACATGACGTTGGTGTTGGCGGTAGAGCATTCCCTGAGTTTAGGGAGTATGGCTCAGATGGAGAACCGTGGCACGTTATAGACCACGTTGAACTCCAGCCGTGGTGGAGATACTGGGCTAGTCACGACTTTGGCACTGGCTCACCAGCAGCATTTATACTTTACGCAAGTGATGACAAAGAAAATGTCTATGTTATTGGTGAATGGTATGAGGCTGGATGTGTATCGTCTAAACAGGCTGAGAATGCTCTTCTCCTTATGGAGAAACATAAAATAGGAGAACCTGCTGACAAGCGGTTTAAAGATGGAAAGTGGAACACTAAACTTGAGGCTATTGCGTTTGACTGGGCTAATACATTTCCTCCGACAAATCCCGCTGAACGAATTGGTGAGTATCCAGTTGAAGTATGGTGGAGAAAAGGTCTTCCTGCCGTTCGTGCGGTAAAAGACCGCAAGGCTGGATGGAGGCGTATGAAGGAATGGCTTGCTGCTAGTCGAATGATAGAAGGTAAGCCGGTTCCTAGATTACGTATTGTTCGCAATGCTTGTCCAAACTTGATTAGGGAAATTAGTAATACGATGGCTGACCCTAGAGACCCAGAAGACATTGATGCTGGAACAAAGTCAGACCACTCCATTGATTCGTTTAGGTATGGTCTAATGTGGCGTGAGTACCCAGTAGTGTGTCCTGAAGTTGATGCGAAGAAAACGTGGAAACCATTATGGGCAGATGATTCATATGGTAAGGGGAAATATATATAATATGAATTACGTATATATCAGTCTAATAGTATTCCCAATAATTGCAACGTGTCTATACATCTCGTATGAACTACACTGTATACGAAGGGGAATCCCCATCAAAAAGCCTTATGACAACAAGGATAAGTACATCTAATGAGAAGACCGTTATTTAAGAGTAGAGATAAAAATACTCAAGGCATGAATGTTATGCAAGGTTTCGCAGCACAGATTGCCGAACGGTTGTCTAAACAAGGTGAACCTAAAGTAATGGCAATGGAGAAGCGTCTTGTTTCTGGTATCCCCGGAAGTGAGAAACTTACTAATGCACAAACTGTTAGTGAAGATACAAACCTTACTATTGACCACGATGCTAATGAGTGGAAAGTTCAACCAGATGCATCGAGTGAAGAAAAACTTAAAGTAACTCGATTTGTAAAAGAACAGTTTGAATTAGCCTATCGTGCTAGACGTGAGATGGAACTTGAATGGGCTATGGCTATTGCCTTCTTTGAAGGTCGGCAGTGGTTTACCATTAGTAGCCAAACACGTAATCTGATTAACTTACAAAACCCTAATGAGGCTAACCGCTACATTACAGTTAATAAGATGCGTCCATTGATTGATGGTGTTGTAGGTAAGTTGACGCAGGTTGGTCCGGACGCAAGAGCAGTTCCCCTTTCACAGAACCAACGTGACCTACTAGCATCAGAAGAAGCCAATCATATCTGTGGTCACTACAACCGCAAGTTTAGTCGTGAGACGCAGTTGAAAGAGCGTGTTCGATGGGCTTGTGTTTGTGGGACTTCTTATCTAAAGATTTACTGGGATGCCCGTGGTCAACAGATTATGCCGTATTTTTCTCCAGATACTGGAGAAGTTACTGGTTATGAGAATATTGAAATCGGCGATGTCAAGGAAGAAATTCTTCCAGCATTTGATATATTCCTTGACCCAACTGCCAAACGAGATGCAGATGTTAGGTGGCTTATTCATGCGGCTGCTAAACCGCTCTCGTGGTTTGTAGATAACTATGGTGACGTTGGTAAGTTAGTTTCACCTGACGCACTTATGGGTAACAATGCATCTTATATTGATGCTTACCTTGAAGGTGGTAATGGTTCTGGTAATGGATGGACTCCTCCATCTACTGCTCGTCTTGCACAAAGTGATTCCCGTAAACGTGCATCAGTTGTTTATGAATATTGGGAAAAGCCGTCACAAGAGTATCCATCTGGGCGATATATAGTTAGTACTAATACTGTTCTACTTCATGCTGGACCGTGGCTATATAAGAAGAAGGATGAGTTTCCATTTATCCCACTTCGATGGCAACCACGTAGTGGTACTCCATATGGACACTCCCTAGGATTCGACCTCTGTTCATTACAACAAACTTACAATCGTGTTTACTCACGTATGCTTGAGCAGTTTGAACAACAGCGTGATTACGTTATGGTTCAAAGGTTATCTAATGTAGGTGCTGATGCGTTTAATCACACTGGTGATGATTATCTAGACGAGACTCGTACATACAAAAAGATTTACTACAATCTAGGTTCACAGCCACCAGTAGTTTCTCGTGCGCCGGGCATTGGCGGAGACCTATTCCCTCTTCTTCAATTCCTTGAGAAAGACATGATGGATATTGCTGGATTGCATGATGTGTCTCAAGGTCAAGCACCTGCTGGTACACCAGCCGAAGCAGTAACACTCCTTCAAAGGGCAGATAACACCCAGCATAGTTATGTTCGTGCTGACATTGAAATATCAGCAGCACGAATTAAAGAATGGGAAATAGCACTTGTTGAAGAATTTGGTGTAGCACCGTTCATTGGTAATGTTGATGAGCAAGCAAATCCAATGCAACAACTTGAGCAAGGTGTAATCAGTTTTGAGCATATCCGCAATGGCGGTCAGTACAGAATTGTTTACGTACCGGGGTCCACTCAAGAAGATAGCCCTGACCAGAAACTACAGAAGGTCATTGCTATGCGACAGATGGGATTGTTCGGTGACCCACAAGACCCAGCGACTAATAAACTTGTTGTCAGTATGTTGACACTACCAGAGACTGCAAAGATTCTTAACCACTTGAATATGCAGGAACAGGCTATGGCACAACAGGCACAAATGATGCAAGAGCAAATGGCTCAAGCACAGCAAATGGAAACGCAGAAGAGTCAGAAGTTTGACCCTGAAGCAGCCCAGATGCAAACACAACTTGATGTTCAGAAGAGTCAAGCCCAAATTGAGGCGAAGAAGATTGCTGACATTGAGAAGATGCGTGAGCGTTCTCGCCTTACTCAGGAGAACGATGCAGCAAAGAGTATTGTTGAAGTTTCCAAAGAGAATTTGCGAAATCAAATAATGCAAAACCAATCGCCAACTATTGGCAATGAGTAAATAAAGGAGTACGATAAATTTGTCAGACGAGATGATGATACAGACACCCGATTCATCAGCGGGTGCGTCAGACGTATATGGCGTTGGTAACGCCATTATGGACACGATTAGGGATTCCGCCGACCCCGAAGTCTATAGCACAGCAGGCGTTAACGATGGTGCTGATGTCCCTGTAGAGCAATCTACAATCGACGAATCCTTCGGGTATTTGTCGGAGCCAACCAGTGAAGATGCGTATAACCCCGGTCCTATCCCTTACGATAGGTTCAGGGAAGTTAACGATAGGGCAAGAGGTTATTCTGACCGACTTGACAAATGGGCTGATGTAATCAGTCAGTTTGAACAACAAGGTTACAATTCCGCTGCTGATGTGCAACACGCGTTGCAACAGCAACAGCAGCAGATGGAAGAACAACAGATTGTCAATCGATATCGTGAACTAGAACAACAGGACCTTGTAGACCCTGCAACTGCAAAGTTGCAACTAGAAGCAGAGTTGACGCAGTTCCGTTACCAACAGGCGATGGCTGAGGTGAGTCAGTTTATGATTCATCAAGAGCGTACAACTGCAATGGAACAATACCCACTGGCTAAAGAGGCTGCCTCTCTCGTTGATGCCCTTATTAGTGCTGGTAATGAACCAACTAAAGCAGCACAAATGGTGCATGAACACGTAGGTAGGCTCACTCAATCACTTCGTTCAGAAGTTGCGAAGCAGGTTGCACACGGTCAACGTACTCCAACTCCGCAGTCTCAAGCAAGTTCTGCACGTCCAGTGGTTAGTGGCAATCAACAGTCCTATGGTGGGGCTAGGTCCTCACTAAGTCAGTTGATGGGAATAACAAACCGATAAACGGTAATGAAAGGTCACGAATATGGCAATCGACTTTAACGGTGCTTTGACCTTGGCTGACCAAGCGGCAATCAGCAACGACCCGCTCGTCAAGGAAATCACTAAATCTCTTCACAAAACGTGGAATGCCCTCAAGGATATTCCTCTCTACACATCACCATCGCTCAAGCAGGTTGGTGTCCGCTACCTCAACTCCGGTATCCCTGCGCCAAACTGGGCGGGTGTAAACTCTGAACCAGTTGCAGTAAAGGGACGCCCTAAGTCGTACGAAGAGCAGATGTACCTGATTCGCAACAAGATTCTTGTTGACCACGTACTGCTCGACCAGCCGACGAATATCATCGACCCAATCGAAGCACAGGTTCAAATCTTCCTTGAAGGTTTTGCTTACGACTTCAACGATAAATTCGTAAACAATAACCCGCTAACAGGCAATATTGACTGTTTTCCGGGTCTCTCTTATCGTATGGACAACCCCGGTGACTTTGACATTCCTACAGAAATGAATGTAATCGCACCAGATGCTGCACGTATTGATGGAACATCGGCTGCTACTACATCAGGTACTGCAAACGTGTTCTTTACTTACCTTCAACAGTTGCTTGACAATATGAATGCTCCAGACGGAGATGGTGTTGTCTTGTATATGTCTGAAAAGATGAAGCGGCAGATTGAATTTGCAATCCGTCTTATGGGCATTGGTGCTGGTTTCGATGTCACTCGTGACTCGTTCGACCGCCCTGTAGAAAAGTATAAGAATGCAACTGTTCGTACGGTCGGTCGTAAGGCTGATGGTACTACTGGAATTATTTCTGATGCTCAGACCGCATCTGGTATTACAGGTTCCGTTGCATCTACTGTTTATGCAGTTCGTTATGGAACTGGATATGCACAGGGATGGCAGAGTGGACCATTCAAGCCGACTTACCTCGGTTTGTCAAAAGAGAATGGCATCATGCACAACGTTGTTTTCGACTGGGGTATTGGTTTGTGGATTCCACACACTCGTGCCGTTGGTCGACTCTATGCTCGTATTTCGGGTTAATAGAAAGGAAGAAAATAAATGGCACGTGATAAGAAGGCTTCCTTCAAATTTACCGCTGTAACTGGAGCAACTGCTCCTCAGATGAACCAGACTGCAACAACTGATAAGTTGGGTGCAACCATTACGGTTACAGCATCATCTGTTGCTTATCGTGGCGCATCTGATGTGTTCTCGACTCCAAATATGATTCTTGCTGCTGCTGCAGATTTTGCTTCACAGGCAGATACTGCTGCATCAGGGTCATCTGACCTCGTTGGAATAAACGGGCAGAATAGCCCACTGTTTGCAAAAGTCATTTACACAATGGGTGGAACACTTACAAACATTGGGTCTCCAGTTTGGAAAGTCGTTGCTTCTGCTGCATCTACAGTATCTGCTGGCGCACTGTCCTCGTCTCCTGTAAGTATTTCGGCTGATGTCCCACTTCAGACTTCCGCTGGAACGTATGTTGCATACCTACCTGTATTGTCTCCTAAGCCATATTGGCAACTGCAACTTACTGGTACTGCTTCTGGTGCTGCATCCGGAGCAACAGTACAGGTAGTTATGGCTGCACTGGTCAATGGACGTGACAGTTCAGTCGGTCTCTAATAGGTAGGTCTCAATGAATCTAGGCGAAATCAAACAGAAGGTTCGTATGGTTGGTCTCCACCATTTTGGTGGTAAACAAGACCTTGACCCATTCGGTTTGGAA